TCAATCTTCTCATATTACAGAACCTTTGTTCTGGACACATAATTTAGCTAAAAAGAATGCTATCACTAGCTTCTTAAATGTAGCTAAGTTTGCAATAGAAGAATATGATAAGAAATATATGCATTACTTTACAGATGACCTAAGTAGGAATTTCTTTGAAGTAACGGATGATTTTATATATTCTGATTTTGATATATTTGTAAGTGATAGTACTAGGGATCATAGGAATCTTGAGGCATTGCGGAGTCTTATTCAACCTGCTATGCAAAACGGGGCTTCTTTACTCGATGCTGCTAATTTATTAACTACTGAAAATGTCAGTCAAATAAAGAAAAGGCTTGAAGATATTGAGGAAGCTAGGGAACAACGTGAAGAAGAAATGGCTAGAATTAGTCAGGAATCGCAACAACAAGCTGCACAAATGATGTCTGAAATTGAGATGGAGAAACTACGTATAGCCGAAGAAGATTCTATACGTGATTCTGAAACAGCAATTCAAGTAGCTTTGATTGGTGCTGAGTCTAAACAAACGGGGGAAGTAGAAGTTGAAGATGATTCTTTGGAAAGAGAGAAAGTACAATTGCAATCAGATAAACAAAGAGAGGAAGCCACTATAAAAAGGCGGCAATTACAAGAGACTATACGGTCTAATAAAGTTAATGAGGAAATAAAACGCAAGGCAGCAAATAAACGGCCTGCGACAACTAGTAAATAATTATGGTTAAAAAAGACGAAAAGGATGTTTTTGATGGTTTTACGTTAGGTGATCTCGGTAGTTTAATTGGCTCCGATGTACCTGGCATGCCTAAAGACATAGGAAGTGGTATTCCGGAAGTAGATCCAGAAGACATCATTAAAAAAGATGATGATGAGGATGATTCCGATGATTCCGAAAACACTCTGGACGACGACAATGAAGATGAAGTAGATGAGGTCGATGGGATAGATAAAGATGATGACGCTGCCGATGATTCTGAACCAGAGGATCTAGGCGAGTTTGAATCAGATGTCTCTAAGTTCTTTATGGAGAAAATGGCTGAGGAACTCGGTTGGGATTTAAATGAAACTGAAAAATTTGAGTCTGTTTCAGACGTTATAGATTACATGCAAGGCATTGTAGAAGAAGCTTCACAACCCGCCTTTGCAAATGAAGATGTAGAAAAGTTTAATGAGTTTGTACTTAATGGTGGTAACTTAAGAAAATTTTATGAAGATACTATTTCTAATACGTTAGATTTAGGAGATTTTGATATAGATAATGAAGAAAATCAGAGAGCAATTATTCGCGAGGATCTTCGTAATAAAGGTATAAGTGAAAATCTTATCTCTAAGAAAATAGAGAGATATGAAACTGCTGGTGTTTTGAATGAAGAGGCTGAAGAATCACTTTCTAGTGTTGAAACCTTTCGTCAGAAGAAAGCGGAAAGGCTATTAGGCGATCAGAAAAAAGCCAATCAGTTCGTCGAACAAGAGCAACAAAAATTTTTAGATGACGTAAACTCATATGTAAAAAAGCTGAAAGACATTCGCGGAGTTCCAATTTCTGATCAGGAAAAGAAGAAATTGATAGATGCTATATTTAAGGCTGACTCTACAGGTCAAACGCAGTACCAGAAGATATATTCTTCTAATATTGCCAAGAACTTAATTGAGTCCGCCTATTTTACTTTAATGGGTGATGCCATTTTAGAGAAGATGCAGAGAAAGGAAAAAACGAATGCCGCTAAAGATCTGAAACGGAAACTAAAAACGTCGAAGAGCAGAAGAACCAAGACTAAGGACAATGACCAAGACTTGACGGTTTCTGATGGTTTAAGACTTTTGAGCGATCAGTTATTGTAATTTTAATTTAATTTTAATTTAGTTATGGAAAATAATGTTTTAAACACATTAGCTTTATACCGTACTAAGTTTTTTTCCGGACTTGTAGACGAGAACATGCTATCTAATGCATTGGTAACTCAGCCGCATAAGATTTCTCCGGTTATATCCTATATTTTTGGTAGGTTTGACCAAGGAAATATTATCGACTTTATTACTAATGGTGTAGGTCGCACACAAACTGTCGAAAATAGGGAGTATGAATGGGATGTCATGATCGAACACGATAAGGCAATCGAAATTCGTGCTGCTGAGTGGAGAGGTGCAGCTGTTGATACAGCTACTACTTCCGATGACACTCCTGGTATTAACTTAACTCCATTTAAAATATGGTTAGCAGAACGGTGGTTCGGCCCCGGCGCTATCCTCGCTTTTGATGATAAGGACTATCAGGTACGTGTAGTTGGAGAACCTTACCAAGACGGTGATGAATTCGTATACACAGTTGTTATGGCAGATGGCCAAGACAATTCTTATGTAAATCCTACATTATTGGCCCCTTCAAAACAAGTAAGTAGAAATGGTTCTGCTTATGAGGAATATAGTGATGAGGCTGATATTGTAAACTATCAAACTCCATTCAAACTTAGGAATCAGTTGACGACTATGAGAATGCAGTATGATATTACTGGGGATGCTTATTCATCTGTTATGGTTATTTCTTTCAAAGACCCGGGTTCTGGGAAGCAAACCATGTATTGGTCAGTGTACCAAGAGTGGATTGCCATGAGACAGTGGTATGAAAGAATGGACAGACAAACTATGTATTCTGAATACAATGCCAGAATTGACGGTTCAGTACAGGTATTTGGTACTAATGGTCGCCCAGTTTATATTGGTGCTGGTTTGCTGCAGCAAATTGCTCCTGCAAATAGAACACCATATACAACTTTGACCTTAGAAACACTTGATACTTTTATGTCCGATCTATCTTACAATATTCTTGGTTTTGGTGAAAGGAAATTCCTTGCCTTAACTGGGGAGATGGGTATGAAAGAACTTGATAGGGTACTTAGAGCTAAAGCTTCTACGTACACCGGTATAGATCTTGCTCCGTATATCATTAGTGGTTCTGGACAAGAACTCGGTCTTGGTGGACAGTTCGTTACTTATAAAGGACTTAACGGCGTAGAGTTAACAATTAAGCACTTTCCAATCTATGACAATCCTGTATATAATAGGAAACTTCATCCTCTTTCTGGTAAGCCTCTCGAGTCTTATAGAATGACGTTTATCGATTACGGTATGCGTGATGGAGAATCTAATGTACAGAAAGTTGTTAGAAAAGATCGTGAACTTTCGATGTGGTACACTGGTGGCTCAGTAGCCCCTGGTGCAGGACATGCGAAATCTGCTAGTACCTTGAGGTCTAACTCTAGGGATGGTTACCAAGTTCACTTTTTGAGTGAGCAAGGAATCATGCTTAAAGATCCTACGACTTCTGGTGAGCTTTACTGCGACGCAGAATAATATTTAAAAACGAGTAAAATCAATCTATTACTATGTGGGTAATATTGCGCCCTTTGGGCAGGAATGCATGGTCAGGGCTCGTTCGTTATCGTAACTGTTACGACTCCCTTAGACCATATCTCACTCGTTCTGGACGTGTTTATACAGGTTTAACTGAAGCTGATGCCACTAGGCTAGGTGCTAAGTTAGGTCGAGATTTATCTCCAGGTTCTGATTTTTGGACTGAATGGTCTGGGATTAGGGTTGGTGCTAAAGATTTGTATTTGAGCACGGATGATCCAATGGACGAGTTGAGGTATTTATTTTTAAAAAACCATAAGAATGTAGCAGGTTCTATCTTTGAAAGAAAAGCTGGAGCTAGGTATGTTCTTATAAATAAAGAAGAAGAGGCCAAGAAAGCTAATGTTTATAACAAAGCTAAGCGCCGGGCAGGACGTGAATTTGACAAAATGTCAGCTGAAGATATCAGACGTTGCTTAAGGCTCTATGGCCAAAATGCTTCTGCTATGGGTAATGAACAGGCAGAAAATGTACTGTTCGATCTGGTAGATGGACATCCTCAAAAATTTATCGATTTATGGATTGATAATAAAAACAGGGATATTGTATATTTAATTGAAACTGCTGTAGCTAAGAATGTAGTACGCAAAACTAAAAATGTATATAGATATGGAAGCGACATTATTGGCCACAGTCTCGATGATGTAATATTTTATCTAGCTGATCCAAAGAATCAGGACTTAAAGATGGCTATCATGATAGAAACTTCTACTAAAGAGGAGCTTCTTGGAACAGAAGAGCCAACTTGGGGGGATGATACAGTTGAAGAAGATGCTTCTAAGGAAGAAAAAAAACCTGAGAAAAAAAGTAAAAGTAAGTAATGACTCTTGACGAACTACATCAGAATTTTAAACTGGAGTTAGATAAAACAACTGCTCTGGAGCTTCCTGCTTTTTTAGTTGAAGAAATAGATGATTGGCTAAATATCGCCATACGTAAATTTGTAAAAACTAGATACAGTGGGGTTAATGTCAAACGGGAAGCTTTTGAGCAATCTCAGAAACGAATAGATGACTTACGTACTCTTATCAGAGAACAAAGTCTAGTTTGTAGAACTGGGACAGTTAAACCTAATTCTTATATTGCTGATTTAAGTTCATTGAGTTTTATATATTGGCTTACCTTAGGTGAAGAAAGTCTAATTGGTTATCATTCTATATCAGATAGTTCGACTAGTGTAGTAACTGGTAGTTTGGTTGTGGGTCAAGTGTATAATGTTATAACAAATAATATTATTCATAATGGTCTCAATTATGCTGTTGGTGATTATTTTGTAGCTGCTACTACTACTTATACTGGTAGTGGAGCGTGCATATTGCAATCACAAAGGCGTGTTCCGATAAAGGAAGCTACAATTGATACTTATTCTAGTTTACTTGATAATCCCTATAGTGATCATATATTACATTATGATGAGGCACGACCTTTACGGTTGTTCTATCAAAATACTGTAGAATTAATAGGAGATGGTAATTACGGGGTTGTCCGTTACTATCTTCGTTATCTTAAGGCACCCCAAAAAATTGATATATCGACTGACATTGCTACTGGAAGCATTGTTGCTGGAACTGTATATGAAGTAAGAGGAACTGCTGGTTCTAGTACCGTTACTTATAATGGAACTACATATAATGTTGGAGAAACGTTTACCGGAGTTACAGGAATTCTTAATTATGCTGAAGCAAATGCTGCAACTGTACATGTCACGATAGATCTGCCAGTACATACTCACGATGAGATAGTTCGTTTAGCTGTTAATATGACTTTAGAGAATATTGAACAACCACGATATCAAACTCATATGGTTGAAGTAAGTACTATGGAGTAAAATAGTAATACTATTATTTTACAAATATAAATATATATGTTAAAAAGAGTAGACAAATTATTAATCGGCAAGGATATTAGCCGCACAGCAAACCTCATTATATATAATGCGGACGGTACGGTAAACCTTGCGGACGGGGAAATTGTCGTACTGGATAAAAACATGAAAATCCTTGCCGCTGGAGCTACTATAACTGATACAGATACTATCTATATCATTCAAGGTACTGGCGACACATACAACTATTCAGATGCTGATGGGACCGCTGTAACAGGCGTTCGCAGATTTATCTGTTCTGATCCTATTGAAGGAGCACTAGTTAGATCATGGAAAGGCATCTCTTATGATGCTAAAGGAGAGCAAGTCTCTACTTACACTGATACTGGTATGACTCCCGTAGTTGGAACAGAATATTTAGTTCGCGTTGTGTATAAGGATTTGAAAGAACATCCTGGACAATTTACTCAAACATTTCGGTATATTTCTACTACTGCTACATTAGCAACATTTAATACTGCTATTGCGGCTAAGATTAACACTTATCCTGGTAGGCGAGTACAGGCAACTGAAAGCGGTACTACGGTTGTGTTAACTGGTAGAGAAATTCCCGAATGCTGCACTGCTGTAACAGATATTGATAAGTTTAGTCAAGTTCAGTTTGATGCATTTTTCTTATATGTGCATCCGACAACTGGTGTTTGGACACAATGGCCTTCGACTTCTACGGCTGTTGTAACTACACAAGCAGATCATGGATCAGGAAACTGGGAACAGGTTCGTGATCTTGAGAAATCTGCAAAAAGTTATCGTGGCTTTACTAATAGGACTACGTTCCCTGTAAAGGAACCGACTACTTATGCTACTGTTGACGCTACTTATGATCTCTTAGTTATTGAGAGTGATAAATCTTATACTTCATCTGATTCATGGGTTAAATCAGCACCGTTAACTACGGTTGTTG